CGAGTCACTGCCCGCCGCGCCTGCAGGATGCCGGTCCGCTCGCCGCGCAGATATTGGCCGCGCGGGCGTGGCGACACAGCGCCCACCCTGCCGCGGCCGATCAGGCGGTCGAACAGACCCATCTCAAGTCCTCTTGTAGGCGCCCCATGGCCGCCTCTCGCGCTTCGTCGGTGCAGTTGTCTTTGCCGGCGTCATGACGTCCGGCGCGTCGAAAAGATCTGGCGTGTTCTGCCGTCCATGCACCTCGACGAGGAGGTCTGCCCATTTCTCGGCCGTCAGGTGGCGCTTGGTCTCGAGATACCATCCGAGCGCAAAGGCATAGACCGTGACATCGAACCAGTCGTTCTGGCGGCCACCAACCTTCTTCCACTCGCGCTTTGCCTTCGGGCTGACGAGATTGCGGGCGCGGCGATTGACTGAGGACCGCACCTCCTCGTCAGGGTCGACCAGCCGCTCGGCCGTCAGTTCTTTTGCAAAATCTTCGTCGACGAGATCGCCCGACAGGTGCAGCACATTGCGCGGCCATCCATTGGCCGCTGGACCGTCGACGAAGTTGGCCAGCGACGCCACGACCTCGGTTTTCACGTCGTAGAGATGGACTGGATAGAGCGCCGTCTTGGCGATGACCCGACCGAACTGGTCCTTGATCTTCTGAACCGTCGGCGTACCAATCCACGAAGTCTTTTGGACATGACGACCGTCGAGAGCCATGACCTGCGGCCGGGCGGCGCAGAACCTATAGGCACGCTGCGTTGCAAATCCAGTATCGACACCGGACAGGTCGAGCCCCTTGAGAGTGCCGCCGGCCGCCGGATACTTGCGTTCAAGCGCATCGGCGAGGGCAATCCACGCATCGTCGACCTTATCAGGCGGTCCCTCAAATATCTCCCTGTCGATCAGCCAACGCTGCGACCGCGGCCCGATTGCATAGACCGCCCACTTGATTCCGTAACCCTGCACGTCTGCGGCCGAGACCAGCAGGCCCGCTTCGCGCGGAACTTCCCGCACCGGACCCGCGAAGCCGCGGGCCATGTCGACGATCTTCTCCCAGTCGACCGCATCGACACCGGGATCGTAGGGCTCAGCCAGCGTCTGTTGCGAGAAGGTTCGAATCTTGCTGGTATCCCCTTGGGCATCCATCCAGCCCTTCCAGATGTCGTCGAACCGCTCGTTCTTTGAATAAGCCGCCCACAGATGGTAGCTCGGCTGCCAGTCCCTACATCGTCCTTCGCATGGCGGGCATTCGAACTTTGCGATTTCCTCAGCCTTCAAGAATAAGCCCGGCGCTGTTTCGCCGTCGTCAACGCGCCTAGCGATCCATTTCCCACCAGCCAGCATATCGGTCTTGTGCCCATCGACGATCGCCCCGTCGCAGGAAAGGCATCGGAGATGTGCATCAAGCCCGATCGCATGGGCCGGGCCGCGCATCTGTTCGAAGGTCAGAACCTGAAAGACGCTACAATGCGGGCACGGAACATAGTAGTACCGCTGATCTCCTGCCAAAAAGTCCGCCGTCACCACACAATACCCGACATCGCCTGGTGTCGAACACTGGAATTCCTTGGCCATATCGCCATATTGCTTTTGACGGGCGCGGGCCTGATCGCGCGGACTGCCGCGACCATCGACGTCGTTGGCATAACCGGTCACCTCGTCCATCGCGAGGTATTTGATTGACAGCATCTGCAGGCCTTTTGACGAGCCTGCGTTGACGATCTGACAAAAGCCGCCGGCAAAACGCTTGAAGGAGATTGTGGACCCACTCTCATCCCGGCTACTGACCGGCTTCACCTTGTGTTTCAGCCGCTTCGACGCATCGATCATCGTTTGCAGCTTGACCCGATTGAATTTGGTCGCCTCATCGAGGGTCGGAAACACCACCATCATCGGCCCCGGCGCCTGGTCGACGACGAAGGCAAACCAGTTCTCCATCGCTGTCGTTTTGCCCAACTGCGCCGCCCATCTTGCGACCACGCGCCGCGACGGATGGTCCGGGTGCAAGCAATCCTGCACCTCACGCAGGTACGGCATCCGATCGGTTCGGAACGGCCCCGGCCACGGCGAGCCACTCTCTGGCGACACCACCCGATAGCGATCTGCATACTCGCTGATTGTCAGGTCTTCCGCTGGTCGACTAGCGGCGGCCAACGCCGAAAACATGACCTTAGCCCCAGATGGCAACTCCGGAAAAGCCGAACGCATGGCACAAGCAGTCATGACGTCACAGCCAAAGCACCGTCTTCGACAAGATCATCCTGAACGAGTTCGGCTTCTGACGCCATGGCATCGAGATGCTGCAACATCACGCGATGAAACATGTCAAGACCTATGCGCGCATATGACTTAAGCACGAGGCGAACCTGACGCTCGTTCCATCCGTACTTGATGGCACATTCCGATGCCATCGGCTCGATCGCCCGATCGAAGGCACTTTGCATCAGCACCACGGATCCACGACCCGACTCGTCCACCTCCCTGGTCGGTGTCAGTTCGCGCCGGCGCTCGGCGAGATCCATCTCCCTGAGCTCGGCATCAGCCAGCGCCTTGCGAGCCGCGCCGACACTCTGCGTCTTGGCCGTCGCATCAGCCACCGCGTTAGCCCCGGCGCTCGCTGGCGCCGTCAGTAACGGTGCAGGCTTCTGCTCGACGCGGATATTTTCGCGCCGATGTACGACCAGCGCTTCGAATTCAACGAGACCGCTGCGCCCCTCCCGCCTGACCGGCAACGCCTCGGCATGTTGCTTCAAGTATCGCGACAACGTCGAGCGATCGATCGAGTCGCCGAGCGCCGTCAGCCGCGCCGCAGCGTCCGTGATCGACAGCCAGTCCGCCATTCGTTCCGTTCCGTGCAGCACACGTGCACCCGTGCGGCGCGTGTACCGCTTGCGATGTGCCCTACTAGCGAAATTTCGGGCCGCAGCGCCGCCGTGGGGGGTCGGTTTCGGGGTACGGTCCCTGACCTGGGGGGCGCACATAGTGCTACTATCTGGGGACCGCCCCGATCAGAATCGCCTCGAGTTCATGCAGGATGGCGGCAGGCACTTCGACGAAAACAGACGCATAGAACGCTGCTTCAGTCTCGCCCTTCACCAACTCTTTCGGGATCGCCGGCCCCCACAGTTTCTCGAGCGGACGGCGATCCTTTGTCGTCCGCACGAATACGTGGCCGCCGAGCTTGCCGATCCGCGGCCCGAAGGTATGCGGGAAGATGCGCCGCTGATTCCAAGGTGCGGCGGAAACGCCCTTCTTCGTCTGTCGAGCGCCGAATTCCTTCAACGAGATATGCTGGCCACTCGCCTCGATCCGATATTCGAGTCTGTTGTAGCTGGCCTTCTTGGTCCTCAGGGCCTTCTTGACCGCGCCGTATTTTGCGCCGGTCTGATCACGCAGCGCCCGGATGACTTTTGTCCTCACCTTGCCACCGGCTCTGTTGAGGCCACGACGGATGACGTGCGGTGCCTGGTTCCCGGCGCCCCGCAGCACATCCTCAAGCGCGATGATCTCGCTGATATCGGCATGCAGGAGTTCACCTGCCACGCCAGGCCCTCGCCATCAGCCTTTCCCGCGCCGCCTTCAGTGCTGCGGCGGCGTCTTCGCGCGCCGAGGTAACGACGAACCGCGCCGCCTTCGTGGCACCGACACGGTTTCCGGCCAGCGCCTGGCGCGCGCCGAACACGATCGCCCGCGCCCGCTCGCCACAGCGACAGCCCATGCCGTCTCGCCTCTCTTGTTCGATTGTCCCGGAAGCCCCGCCGCGCTCGCCGAGCGCCGGCACGTCACGACAGTGCACGACACCGCCGCTTCCGGATGCCCTCCCGGTCCATCGCGCGCTGGCGGCCGGGGCGTTACCCGCTTCTCGACCGTCGGCTGAATGCCGAGCGCCCCGCCCGACGGTGCAGATGCGCTCCAACCTGTTGCCCATCGAGGGCGACAACGCCTCACGCAGGGCTCGCGCTACATCACCCACTCCCCAGAAACGCCGAAAGCCCCGCGCGTCTCCGCCGGGGCTTCCCTGAAGTTCTTTTGAACCGTGGCAATCCTGTGTCAAATCACACGCGCATGTCAAGCGGTTTTCTTCGGCGGCCATGATGCCGGGCGCGGATCGTAGAGAATGGCGCCGCCCATCACGAGGTCGTCGGCCGCTTGCCACGGCTCGAGGCGCCGCGCCGAGCCGTCCACCTCGTATGCACTCAGCCGTCCTGCCAGGTCATCGCAGAGAAGGCCGAGCGCCGAGTGCCAGACGCAATATTCGACCCGCGCGATGAGAATCGGTGCCGGGTCCGGACGGAACACCGTCTTGGTGTAGGCGCCGGGACGGGCGCGCTTCGCCGTGTGGTTCCAGCCTTCGATCTCTCGCTCGATGGCGACGCCGTCGACAACGACGCGCTCGCGCAGAAACCACCGCGGCTTGCCGTTCTGGTGCCGCTCGACGTCCCGCTCGCACGGCCCGCCGCGCCAGTCCGGGGCCGACCCCATGATCGCGTGATGCTCGACGAGCCGCCGCGCCGAGCGCCGCGTCGTCACGTCGCCGGCCCGGTCGATCACAGTGCCCGCCGCCATCGCCCGGGCAAAGAGCGCCGGCCCGTCCGCCCCGAGCCCGAGCCCGGCGTCCGGGCACCAGCCGTCCGGCATGTCGATGACGAGCCCGTCGAGCCCGGCCACCGCCTCGGCGATGATCAGCGCGTCCGGATGCGGCGCCTCGGTCGCGCCCCTGTCGGCAACGACGCCATAGCGGTTGACGTCGACATCGGCGGAAAGCTCGCCGAAGGCGATCACCGCGTCCCATCCGCAGCGAAATCCGATGCCATAGCCGCCCGCCTTCGGCGCCGCCTTCGGCAGCTCTTGCCCATAGGCCCAGGAGAGCAGCTTCTCGATATCGACGCGCTTTTTCATCTGACGATCTCCTATCGGTAATGATTGCTGTCTCTTTGTCGATAGTGGCGGGGGTCTGTAGGTAGTCGTGTAGATAGACGATATAGCTGTTTTTTACACTGTTCTCATGTACTTGAGAGTATTTGGCGGGGATGGCGAAGGTTCTTCGCGCATTACGTATGAGTTTTGTTTCTTGTCTCCGCTTCCCCCGAACCCCGTTTTTACACATAGGCGCGCGGCGACCCCCGCCATCCCCGCCAATCGGCCACAACCATTTGATCGATCGTTCCTTTTTGCCGGCGACAATCGTCATTCGACTGTCGACACATCCCCGCCATCCCCGCCGTTTGGCGTGGGTCACACATAATCGTCAGGCCCTGACGGGGGTTGCGGGGCGTCGTCGACCACCGGCACATGGACGAGGATGCCGAAATAGTAGTTGCGGCCGGCGATCTCGCGCTTCTCGAAGCGACCGCTCGCGGCAAGACCGAAGCGCTTCATCGAGGGCGGCTTGTTGAACTTGGCGTTGGCCTCGCCCCAGACGCAGAAGGCCCGATAGAACTCGTCGGCGCCGACGCGCCCCTCGGCATCCGGCTTGACGCATTTGTCGAAGAACTCGCCGATCGGGTCCTGGCTGACGCGATAGGCCTCCGTATCGTTGCGCACCTCGTCGGCGATGTAGAGCCCGCCATTGTCGAGATAGTCCATCAGGCCGTCGACGAGCCAGGCGAGGATACCCGGCCCTTCCTCGGCGACGAATTCGGAAACGACCTCCTCGAAGTCGCGGCGCTTCTCCTCCGGGATTGTCTGGTCCCAGTGCATCACGAGCAGGCGCCGCGCAGTGCCATAGTCGGCGCCGTCGATGGTCGGAAAGCCGTTGCCGCTCATGTGCGCCGTGGCCCGGTTCTGGAATTCCATGAACCCCTTGAAGAGGTCACGCGCCGGAAACTTCTCGCCGCCGGTCAGCCGCTTGACGAGATCCTCCTGCAGCGGCGCGTCCTTCTTGACCTCGAGGATGCGCACCATGCGCTTGCCGTAGAGGCGGATGATGTCCGGGGAGGCGCTTCCGGCGCCGCGCTCGGCCGCCCCGACGATCGATTCGCGCGGCAGGCCGACGGCGAGCGCCTCGCCGAGCACCCGCACGATGACCTCGAGGAAGACGCTCTTGCCGTTGGCGCCGGCGCCATAGTGGAACATGAGGTACTGCACGGCGACGCCGACAAGGCCGAGCCCGGCGAACTGCTGCAGGCTGCGGCGCTTCGAGGGCTGCACGATCATCCTCTCGATGAAGGCGCGCCATTTCGGCGCCGGCGCGTCGTGCCCGGCCCAGGGCAGCGGGACAAGCGCGGTGATGAGATCGTCGCGGTCGTGCCCCTCGATCGCCCGCATGCGCGGCTCGCCATCGGGGAGATCGTGGCGCGGGTCGAAGACCAGCGTGTGGGTCATGGTCGCGACGCGCCAGATCCGGCCGTTGAAATCGTCCGGCGGGCGACGGCGGCGCGGGTCGACGAGCTCGAGGCAGGATTTGATCCGCCCGGCATTCTTGCAGGTGACGCCGAAGGACCGGCGCTTGGCCCTCCTCTTGTCGATCGCGCCGGCGGCGGCGAGGGCGGCCTTGGCGACCCGCTCGCTCGGCTTGTCGAGATCGCCGCTGTCGACCATCCGCTCGAGATCGTCGAACGAGGCCGACGGAAACATCTCCCGCGCGGTCGTGACGGCGGCCTCCTCACGCGGCGTGTAGAGCAGGAACTCCGCCTCCATCATGATGCGGTTGCCGAGCCGGCTCGCCAGCGTCAGCGCCATCGCCGTGCCGTTGGAAATGTCCCAGTGCCGGCCGGACCAGACCGCCCGCATGCCGCCGGCCGTGCCCTCGGCGGCGACGACGAGATAGTCGCGGCCGAAA